AAGAGTTAAGAGATGCTTGGGCAGAAGAAATGAGAGAAACTAGAGCCAAGCAGGAAATTGAAAGAGCGCAATGGCAAGAGTTGCTCAAAGAAGGATACAAGATAGACATGAACAATAATAGGTATAAGGTTGGAGATAAATAGCATGGGAATTTTTCTAGAAAAAGAGTTTACAGATGCCAATTATGAGATAGAGGTTTTGCACGGAGACATCCTGGCCATTAAAAACTTTATATCGGACGAAGAATTAGAAACAATTTGGGAAATTATTAACAATGCTACAGAAGAAGACTGGGGCATTGAGTATACAAAGAACCTAGCAAGATTCTGTATGGAAAAATTTGGTAGAGATGATGTAGACAATCTTGTTGCCGAAGGAAAGTTTGAGATCACCCAGGGCTGGCAAGATAAAAACCTTAACATTGTTCATGAGCCAATTACTGTTACTTTGCAAAGAAGACTTGGAGATCTAATCCAACTATCTGATCCATCTTTAGAACTTGCTGGGTTTGGAACTTTACAAAGAATGCAGCATGGTGTTGAGTTAAAGTCTCACACAGACCAGCACACTGATCCATCAATAAGATATGCTGCTATCCTATACATCAATGACGATTATAAAGAAGGAACTTTGTTCTTTGAAAATAAGCCAGGATCTGATTTAAGACCAAACCCAAAGACATTGCTTATTTTCCCAGGGACTGAAGAATACGAACACGGAGTAAGACCTGTAGGTAAAGACAGCCCAATCAGATATGTGACTGTTGGCTTTATCAAGGTCAGAGGCTGGTATGAGAATAATAAATACTAAAGGAGATATAAAATGAACAAAGAAATACTTGAAGAAAAGGTTTATTATTACACAGACGTAATTGAAGACCCAAAGAAACTTGTAGACGCAATTGAAAATGATAACAAGGACCCATGGGGCGAATGGATGGCCTGCAGTGGTCAAGCATATGTCTACGGAACAGATAAGACTATTGCTTTAGCAGCAGATGCAAATGAAAACGATAAGTACATCTACAATACCCTACAAAAAGCATTTGATGATGTAGCAAGAGATTATGCAAAGGCTCAAGGAATAACAGATGAACCGAAACTGTTTCCACAGTATCCTATCAAGAAGTATCAGCCAGGAACATACATGGGTGCACACTTTGATCAGCAAGAAGGAGACGAGAGACTAAGGGTTTCTTTTGTAATGTACCTTAATGATGACTATGAAGGTGGGGAAATATCTTTTACCATTGCATCACCAGACGGTGTTTTACAAAACTCTAGTCCAGACCCAGACTTTGCAAAAGCAGAACAAAATAAAAATTATACTTTTGCAGTAAAGCCAAAGGCAGGAAGTATTATTGTATTTCCACCATCACCACCATATCATCACACCGCACACTTGGTTAAAAGCGGTGAAAAGATTATGGTTCCGCAACACTGGATTCATTAATTCCTTACTGATTTAATTTTTCCATAACTCTCAACAATACATTTAGGTAGAGTTTTACTTTTTATAAAACTCTGCTATACTTAACACTATTCCGTTTTTGAAAGGACGATACATATTATGTCAGATTTTTTTAGTTTTAAACTTCCAGAGGACTTCGTAGAAAAGTACAAGAGCCAAGAAAGCCCATTTGGGTTTAAGGATGCAGCAGAAAACTCACTTGGAGAAATTACTTTTATCCGTACCTATTCTCGTATGAAGGAAGATGGAACTAAGGAAAGATGGCATGAAGTATGTCGTCGTGTAATCGAGGGTATGTATTCAGTACAGAAGAACCATGCCAAAGAGAACCGTTTGCCATGGAATGATTACAAGGCTCAAAAGTCAGCACAAGAAGCATTCCAGAGAATGTTTGAATTGAAGTGGACACCACCAGGACGAGGTATGTGGGCATTTGGAACCCCAATGACCATGGAGAAGAAGAACTCAGCAGCACTACAAAACTGTGCAATGGTATCTACCAAGGACCTTGATAAGAATGATCCAGGAGCATTGTTTGCTTGGGTTATGGATGCATTAATGCTTGGTATTGGTGTAGGGTTTGACACAGTAGGACAGGATAAGAATTTTGCAATCTATGCCCCAACCGAGCCAGAGCAGATCTTTGAAATCCCAGACACTCGTGAAGGATGGGTAGAGTCAGTTAGACTTCTTATCAACTCATACCTAAGACCAAACCAGAGTATTCAGAAGTTTAACTATGACTTGATCAGACCTCTTGGAGCACCTATCAAGGGCTTTGGAGGCGTTGCATCAGGACCTGCACCTCTTATCAAGTTGCATGACCAGATAGACCGTGTAATCGGCTCCAGAGGCGGAGAAACACTAGACTCTCGTGCAATCGTGGACCTTGTAAACCTTATTGGTACCTGTGTTGTATCAGGCAATGTTCGTAGATCCGCAACACTTGCTTTGGGTACTGCAGGAGACGATACATTTATGAATCTAAAGAACTCAGAGATGTTCCCAGAACGCAACTCATTTGATCCAGAAAATCCAGGTTGGGCTTGGATGTCTAACAATTCTATTTCAGCAGAAGTAGGAACAAAGTACGAAGATTATGTAGATTTAATTACAGAAAACGGAGAACCAGGTTTTATCTGGCTTGATGTTGCTCGTAATTATGGACGACTAAAGGATGCGCCAGACGGTAAGGATTATCGTGTGATGGGATTCAACCCATGTGCGGAGCAGCCATTGGAATCATACGAACTATGTACACTTGTAGAAGTGCACCTAAATCGTCATGAATCTAAGGAGGACTTCCTGCGTACCCTGAAGTTTGCGTACCTTTATGGAAAGACCGTAACACTTGTTCCAACACATTGGCCACAAACAAACGGTATAATGCAACGCAACCGTCGTATTGGTACATCTCTAACAGGTATTGCATCATTTGCAGATCAAAAGGGTTTGCCAATTGTTCGTGAGTGGATGGATGAAGGATACAATAAGATTCGTCACTACGATCATCAGTATTCAGAGTGGCTATGTGTTCGTGAATCAATTCGTGTAACAACAGTCAAGCCATCAGGATCAGTTTCAATTCTTTCTGGTGCAACTCCTGGAGTTCACTGGGGACCTGGAGGAAACTTCTTCCTTCGTGCAGTTCGATTTGGTAATACAGATCCAATGATGCACTTGTTTAAAGCAGCAGGGTACACAATTGAAGATGACGTAGTATCAGCAAACACCTCTGTTGTATACTTCCCAATTAAGTCAGGTCATCCAAGATCTGAAAAGGATGTAACATTATTTGAAAAGATTGCTCTTGCTGCAACTGCTCAGAAGTATTGGTCTGACAATGGTGTTTCTGTAACTCTATCCTTTGATAAGGAAACAGAATCAAAGCATGTTGTTCCAGCACTTCATATGTATGAGGGACAATTAAAGGCAGTCTCATTCCTTCCAATGGGAAATACTGTTTATCCTCAGCAGCCATATACTCAGATTACTGAAGAGCAATATGAGTCATATGTTGGTAAGTTGAAGCACATTGATTTTGCTGCTATTTATGATGGAGCAGAAAATCTTGAGGCTCAAGGAGAGATGTACTGCACAACAGACTATTGTGAGATAAAAATCAAGTAGCCGTGTGGTAAAATAGACTTATAATGTCTAGCCCATCAAATCTATATGCCGAAAAAGTCTTTGCTGAGCATCCGACTGGCCTGTGGGCATTGGATGACAAAGCAGACTATATCTCTTTGCTTGCAGAATCTAAAAGAAATCTTTCTAATTGGACAATTGTTGGCGGTACATACGAGAACTATACCCAATCGGTAGATGAGCCTTTTATCAATAGTTATGTAGGTAAAATAACTGCAACTCCAACACAAAATGAGTCTGCTTCCATAATTGCAGTAAGCAATGACATTATGGACCTAAAAGATCTTAATAAATATCTCAGGACATTTTCTGTAGGAGGATACTTTTATTCTGAAAGTGCTTACGTTGCTGGTTTTGAGATTGGCTATCAGTATACAGACACTACAAGTGGGCAAGAAGTCAGACACCTAAAAAATTACGACACAGTTATAAATAGCAACTGGATTTTTATATCAGAAACATTTGATACACCACCAGATGATTCAAAGTTAAGGCTTGTATTTAAGATAAACTTCATTGGTGGATCAGAAACAGAAGATGTTTTTTTGGTAAATGGAATAAGTCTTGGACAGTGGTCAGAAGAGTTTGCATCGACATCTCTTGGAGTTGAACCAGTAAATATTCCTTCTAGCATATCTATTGCACCTCAAAAGGCAGTAGTTTCAAAATGTTATGGATTGCAAGAACTAGACGCATACTATCTAGTTTCTGATAACATGCTCAAGGCTAAAAATTCAGGTATCCCAATTGTTTATGGAACATCTGGTCTTACAACAATGTATCCAAATGGAGACAATCCATCTCTAATAGTTCCTGGTGTTGGATTTTTAAATGAGTCTGGAAAATTTAAGCAGTATACTTTTGAAACATGGCTAAGAATAAATTCTTATAGTAACGACAGAAAAAGAATTATCGGTCCACTTGGATCGCAAGATGGAATTTATGTAGATGGGCCTTCTATTGGATTAAAGATAGGAAATGAATATAGCGCATACTATGTCGGCGAATGGACAAGGCCAATGCTACTTAATGTGCGTGTTGGAAAAGATACTGCATCTCTTGTTATAAATGGGCAAGAAGTTATATCTTTAAACTATAGAACAGAAGATCTTGCTCTTCCATCAATGCTGGACGAAAATGGAAAAGATCAAGACTGGATAGGTTTTTATGCCTATGATGATATATATCCAATAGAAATTGACTGTGTTGGAATTTACCCTTACATAGTGGCAACAGCAGTTGCAAAAAGAAGGTTTGTTTTTGGTCAGGGTGTTGATATTCCAGAAAACATTAATACATCATATAGCGGAACATCTGTGTTTATTGATTACTCATTTGCTGACTATACATCAAACTATTCTTATCCAAAAATTGGTTCTTGGACACAAGGCTTTAGTGATAACGTGTCTGTTGCTAACAGATCTCTTTCTGTCTTGTCTCATCCACTTCCAGAAATAGTTTTATCATCAAGGACAGAAGAAGAACTATTCTTAGACTGCAAAACAGCACAGTCATCAGACACAACAGACTTCTTTTCTTTTAGACCCAATACATCCTGGAACTCAGTATCTGGCTATTTGTTTTTTAAAAACTTTGATTTTATGAAGTCCCCAGTATCTGCGTTTTATGGCTGTTTTAAATTGCCACAGTCATCAAGTTCTGCTCAAACATTAATTAGAATTGAAAAAGAAAACACCTCAAGTTATTTCTTAATACAACTTTTAAATAATCAAATTTCTTATGTCATAAACTACAACGGAGTTTCAGAAACTATTTATTCTCCTTTGGTTGCAGAGCCAGGAGAATTGGTCGATATAGGTTTAAATATTCCAGCATTTGTTGCAAGGTTCGGCAACCCAGCATCAAACTTCTTTGGATCTCTTTCCGATTTAAGAATGTATGTTGGTGGAGATAAGGATGGCACATCAACATTTACTGGAAGAATATATAATATTGGCTTGTGTACTGAATATAATTTCCAGAAGATTAGATCCTTGTTTAACGAAATCGGTGTACCAATATGGAACGAAGATCTCTTTGCTGTTTATCAAAATAACCAGTTAATAAATATAGATGGAGGATTGGACACTACATCTATTCAGAATCCGATTGGAACATATACGGTAAACGGAGCAATTTCTGGCGGAGGAGTTATAGTTCTTGAAGAAGACTCTCTGCTAGATCATGTTGCAAGTTACACAATTTTGCCAGAAACAATTTTTGATACATACAAACTTACAGTTTCTGCAAATGCATACTGGGAAGACCAGTTGCCACTAACATATTTTGCTGAATCTGTTATTGATAAAAGAGGTGACCAGTATTTTGATCTTGACTTTATTCAGTTTAATATTGATTATCCAATACCATCAAAAACTATTGCAATAGAAACAACGCCACAGCCATGGACCTATGCAGAACTAGCAAGCGAATATGGGGTTCCAGTTCAAAGAACCTACACATCTCTTGATAATTATTTATTTACAGGATACAACGATTACGAAGATTTAAAAAACAGAGTTTCAAAAGACTACAGGTATGACACAGATGGTGCAATTGTAAAGACATATGTAACTTTTCAGTATACAGAACTAGGAGCAAACCAAACTTCTTTTTATTTTACAAAAACAGAAAGGCCTTCAAGAAACGGAGTCCTTATTCCTGGGCATGACTGGATGACAACAAAATATGAAGTTGTTGACAATATGATAATCTATCCACCATCGGGTGTAGACTTTAATGATTTATCAATTGTTACACACATAGAGATGAATGTAAAAAATTCACAAACAAATAATGTTGCAATTAAAAAACTTGCCTACTCATCTCAGGCACTTAATGAATCCGATGCAAGCCCTATTGGAACAAGATTTGGAACATCTATATATCCATACACTAAGACTGGAATTTATTATAACTTTAAAAAGAATAATCCTTTTTCAATCTATACAGGTTCATCACCTTACCTATACCTAACAAAGACAAGTGGAATTCAACTAAAAGGAAAGTATGATCCTCTTGTAAATAGAGGCCTTGTTGTTCCAGTAAACGAAAGTAGATCTGAAGGATTTAAGGTCATAGCCATGCAAATGGCAGTTAGATTTGATGGAGACTATTTCCCTTATGCTCCAACACAGATATTTGAAGTTCAAAGCAAAGACTCATACATTAAGTTCTACATGGTTGCCTGCGACCCTTCTGGAAGAAGAGCAAAGATCTATGCCATAGATGCAATGACTGGCCTTATTCAGAACGGCATTGGTTTTTACCTAAATGGAAAGGTAGTAAAAGAGCCAATTCTTACTCTACAAGAGTGGTCATTCCTTGGAATTAATTTTTCAAGTAGTTTGAACTTTTCGTTTTTTGAAGGGGCAGTAAGACTAACAGGTCCACTACTGTTTAACAGCATATCTTACTACCAGTCTACAAACCTTCAAGAGGTACAGAACGTATCCGAAAGACCTTGGTTTAGAGTCAAGGTTCTTGGCTCCTACGGGCTTGACTGGGAATTTTGGAATACTGGATCATTTAACTGGAATAAGGTTCTTGTTTTGTCCGAAACAAGTTATTATGGTGTAAATCCATCAGACATTTATAAGAGTTATACTGGAACTAATAAGATAATTGTAGATGATGACAGGCCTGTTCGTTTTAGCGAGTACGCATATACGGTGTTCACAGATGTAAATTGGAACCAATTCGTACAAGATCCAGTATGATATGGTATACTTATGGATATGGATTCCTTAATAAACCCAAAAACTGGTGAACCGATTGTAAAAAATGTAAGACGACAGGTCATTGAAAAGAACTATGACTGGGGACTTTATGTCTATAAGAAGGCAAATGGCAAGTGGTTTACAGATGGTAATGGCTCTGTACTTAACATTCCTTCAGATAAAAACGATATTTCTAGAATGGCAGAATTAAAAAAGACTGCAATGTATTATGGAGACCCAGGAGATGGAACATGTGTTTTTATTCCAGGTCTAACAAGAGTAACAGAAGAAGAATATTCAGAGCAGGTTGATCGATTAAAGGCTGGACTCATCCCTTCACTTAATGACTTGGGTGCCGTACAAGCAGCAAAAGATACAATTGCTAAGTATGGAGACGAGGACTAATCATGCAAGATAATGAATATGAAATCGGTGCAAGAATTGACGAAGCAGCAAAGAAAGACGATACGTTTGCAAAGTCTGATCCATTTAGTGGCAACTGGGATACTTTAAAATCTCTTGACGGACTAGAAGCAAATTTTAAAAGAAGAATAAGCAGATCAGCAACAAAAATGGTTGAGCCAACCACTCAATACACAACTGCAGCACTTGCTGGAAAAAGCGGTATTGATGGAGCACAGTCAAAAGAGATAAACCCAGGCCTAGTATATGTAAACGGCTATGGAATGTTTGATGTTATTACACCACCATGGAACCTTTATGAACTAGCAAACTATTACGACACATCATTTGCTAACCACGCAGCAATCGATGCCAAGGTAGAAAACATTGTAGGTCTTGGTTATGAGTTTAAGGTTTCTCCAAGAACAATGATGAGATTAGAAGCCTCAGAAGATAACAGCGCAACACAAAAAGCAAGAAAGAGAATTGAACGAGCAAAGATTGAAATGCGTGATTGGCTAGAGTCTCTTAATGATGACGACTCTTTTACAGCCACAATGGAAAAGGTTTATACAGATCTTCAGTCAACAGGAAATGGTTACCTAGAAATCGGCAGAACAACTCGTGGAGAAATTGGATACGTTGGACATATACCAGCAACAACAATGCGAGTAAGAAGAATAAAAGATGGATATGTCCAGATCATTGGAAACAAGATTGTTTACTTCCGTAACTTTGGTGCAAAGAATCAAAACCCACTAACCACAGATGCTAGACCAAACGAGATCATTCACTTTAAGCAGTACTCACCTCTAAATACATTCTACGGAGTGCCAGACATTATGTCGGCCATCAACTCACTACATGGAGACTCTCTTGCTTCACAATATAACATTGACTATTTTGCAAACAAGGCAGTTCCACGATACGTTGTAACATTGAAGGGTGCAAAACTTTCTGGAGATGCAGAAGACAAGATGTTTAGATTCTTGCAAACAAGTCTCAGAGGGCAGTCTCACAGAACGCTATACATTCC